TTCATAAGACTATCTAAGAGAGATTTCGGCAAAATTGCCATAGCCTCTTCCGGCGTGAGGTCTGACAAATACGCGCCAATATCTTCAGTGACTGAACGGGTAGCGTATTTTAGCGCCTCTTTAGCGGGGATTCTTTCACCCTTGGCTTTAAGATTCGCTTCGATCTGCTCAATGATCCGCAAGGCTAGTCTCGGATTGGCTTTTTTTCCCGCTTCTTTTAAAGCATCGGAAATCTCAGCGTCCAACTCGGCCACGGCTTGGGCAGCAAGTTGCTCCTGTCGCGTCCTGGTTTCTCTCTCCTCAATGTCTTTCATCTTGCGCTCAAGCTCTTCGCGTCGTTTCCGCTCGCTAAGTAGCTCTTTGCGCTCTTCTGGAAGCTCGTCGTATTCCATTTGTTCGATAAGATAATTCTCAAACATCTGGCGAGCCCTTTGGGGGCCTAGCTTGTCTACCAAAAACTTAACGTCGCCCTTTTCGAGCGCTTGGTTAACTGTTTGGGCTTCTTGAGCTAATCGAGCCGCTTCCTGATATCGCCGTGTACTTTCTTTCCCGTTTTGGTAATCGCGTATGAGTTCGTCATACGACACCTCACGTTCTTGACCGCCAAACTTAACTTTGTGCTTAGCAGTTTTCCACGGCTCTTGCTGTTCCGCTTTAACGGTCGCCTCTGGCGCTTGGTTTTGCGGATTTGTCGGTTGCGGGGATTGGCCCCCGCTCGTGCTGGTTTCCATCGTATCCCCTTGGTAGTCTTTCGACGCCGATTTTATGTCAGAATTATCGCACCGTTAAAATAATAAAACAAGATCCACAGGCAAAAGTTCCGCAGAAGATGGAGGATTGCCAGCTGAATCAGCAAACCGTAATTGAATCGTCAAACGATTGTTACGGTCATAGTACCATGACGTACAACTCACGCCATAAACTTGTGATTGAACTCGTGTCACTATTATACCCAACACCGTCTTAGTTGAGACAAGGACTTGAGGTGTCGCGTGTTTCAACGTGACCGTTTTTGCTTCACCTGCAAAATTATCAGCGAAGGTAAGACCACTCCGAAGATTCCTCACAGTCTGCTCAACAAACTGCGCCATGTAGTCGAAAAACTCAGGTATTTGTTTTCCTGCATCGGTTTTACTAATACGAGCCGTATCTAGTAGCCGAGTGATTGTGAATTTTGCCATATCAGTCAATCGCCTTTAAATAAATCCAGAGCATAATTGTCACATTTATCCAGACAAGAAACCATATCCAGTCGTTATATGACCACATGGTTAGCCCCCAAACTTTTTAGGCCCATCACCAAACTTTCTAGGAACTACATTTAAATCGTTTTTTGCAGGAGTATGCCAGTATCTGTCTTTGTTGATAATCTGCGCGGGATGCGGGTTGGTGCGATTAAGGCCCCTGATAGCATACATGAGAGCCGCAATTGCATCACAGTGTCCTAGTGTTTGTGTCCTTTCAAAGTCGGTATGATGCTTATTGAAAGTACCTGACTGACAACTCATGATCGTCAATTTGCAATGTGGAAGGATGCGGATCTTGTCCTGTGTGAATCGATTAGCGAGCCCGTTTATGCTCGCCTCCCAGTCGCTCTTTTGCGGGAGCGCAATTGTCATTCCAAAAGTACGGCCCAAGTCAACGGCAAGTTGTCCTGGCACGTCGGCATAATAGACGTGCTCGGATTTATTAGGCTGTAACCACTTCCCGCCCCATTTTCGTCTGATATCTCGTACAATATTCTCGGTTGGCGTGTTGGCTGGCCACCATAGTTCATCAGCCACGATATCGATTCCTTGCAGGAAGTCATATCCCACAACTGTGGCCACGGTAAGATCCCGGACACCTCCCCAATCAATGTAGATTTCCCAATTACAGGTGTCTGGGACTTGCACGTCAGCAACATGCCGGTCGATATCAAAATCAGGTACGACAACAATACTTTTATCCCGGATAATCTCATTAAGATATTCTCGCTTGAAATCATCCGTGTGTCTCCCACCTGCTCGACGTATGCAAGCCTCATACTGCGAATGGCTCAACGCTTTGTTGTCGTCTATTGTAAACGAATAAAAAGCGTTGTTCATTTGCGCCCTACTCATCGTCTCGGTAATAAAAGGATGATCGGGGATTTTTGGCAAAGTAGTCAAAAATATGATTTTGCCGCCGTCGCTGTGCGTCAAAGCAGGGCCTACGTCCGACCTTAGGGATTCAAGGTACTGATCGGGGTTGGCGTCAACAATCTCCTCGACGAATACGCCTTGGAGCGTCTTACCTCGCTGCGAGCCCGTGTTAAGGTCGAAGCCTCCCATCACGAGCTCAGAGCTACCGATGTACCATTTACCTTCGCTCTTACTCGGCCTAATTAGGCCCTCTGGCGCATCCGCAATAATGTGTCTTAGCCTAGGCGTGACAATCTCGCGTGTTTGCTTGAGCGTAGGTCCGAGGATTAGAAAGCATTTGTCTTTCCACCGTAGGCATTGCTCGATTGCGATCAAGACGCCTAGATGCGACTTGCCAAACTGGCGAGCGCAAAGAACAACGGCCTCATCAATTTCTTTAGGTAGGGCATAAATAGCGTCATAGATCGAAACTTGTTGGTCCCATAGCTTATATTTCAAATTTCCCCGAAACCACAACTGATCGGTTAGCGTCTTTAAATTCATTTTCGCTCAATATATGCAATTCGCCCCCATGATTCACAATGGCGACGATATCACTATTCCCGTCGATAATTAGTGATCCATCCTTGTAACCATGCACTAAGTAGAGCCCAAAATCGGACTCTACCTGTGCAAGCTCTTCCCAAAATTTCTCAATTGCCTTCGTGTCCATGCTCAATCCATTCAGCAGCTGCAATAAGCCATGCAGCAATAGCGCGACATTCCCGCGCCGTTATTTGCTCTGCCCTAACACTGACAGCAAAAGGCCCATCGGCCATTCGCGTTGGAGCTATCACAGCGTGGTGCTCATCTGCCAAACTTCCTCGATTTCTTGGCCTATGAACTGAGAGCAAGGGGTTTTTCATCAGTACCTCAGAGCTTGGGTTTTCCATATTTTCGCACAAGCTTCTCGATCTCGTGGTCTGGAATTGCTGAGAGGTCTAATTGCTCCACTTTCTGCTCAATCTTTTCAGATTGCCCAAGATACTGTTTGCCTAGCCAAATCATCATCACGCGGTCGCCATTCTGCGCCCTTCTAAACTGTCGACGGCGTAGTGAGCACTTACCGCCAGCGCTGTACTTTTTATACACTTCCGAAAAACTCTTGTTATAATGCTCGGTTACGCGCCTAACGAGTGTCTCCTCGTCGATCTCAAACCAGCCTGCAATCTCTTCTTGTGTGCATTGCATTTGGCAACATTTTTCAAAGTCTCGGAAATCGATATCTTTGACTTTCGCGCCTGTTTCGCCTTCGGCTTTTGGTCGTTTCGTGACGCCCGCCATCTGGGTAGTCCTCCATCTGCTTGTTATGGTTGAAATTTACCACGGTTGCATACAATAGTTAAACTTTAAACACAAGGGGCAGCCATGGCATTTTTTGCGTTTGAGTTTAAGGACGCCGACGAGAAATACGACCAATTTGGAAACCGGCTTGGTATGTATTGGCGTTTTAATCACAAGGCGGAACGGAATGATTGGGTAAAGCGTAGCCCTCGCCGAATCTTAGTGCCGAGTTCGGACAAAGAACTTAAAATGCTAAAATTCAGGGCAATCATTGATGCGTTTTGTATAGATGATTATTACACGAAGAGGTAAACAATGGAAGATTTGCTTCGATTGGCTAAAGTGTTTCGCGCTGCTCAGATTGTGGCCCACGACGCGCACAACAATATTTCCGGGCCATCTTTCTTTGCCGACCATGAATTCCTGGGCGAGCTTTATGGGACCTATGAGGACGCCTATGATTCCCTCGTCGAACGGTATATTGGTCTGACGGGACGATCCGTCGATGGCGTGTCATTAGCTAAAGATGCGCTTGAGCTTGCCCCGGATTCACAAGTGCAAGCGATCTGGGATATTTTGTCGATGTTTGAGCGCACCGTTTGCAAAGTTTGCTATGCTTTTTGTGAGAAAGAAGGCGTCTCGGAAGGCACGAAACAGCTGGTAGGGGAGCTTTGCAATCAAGCTGAGATGAGGCAATACAAGCTTAAGCAGCGCATGAGCTAATGATTTCGGATGTTTGAATCGTTCCACTATTGCTTGACTGAAACGATAGTAAGATGTAAATCTTCCTCATCGTCAATCAAGACGCTGTGGGTTTAGACTCCATGTTTAAAACGAATCAAAAGATTTTTGCTGGGCAAGACGGATGACCAGTTTTTAGGCTGGTATCAATATTGGCAATATGAACAAGGCTATTCTGACGATAGCTCATACATGAGGCACCCAAAATGAACGCGACAGAAGCGAAGGACCTTGCCGATCAAGTAAATTCTGCCAATCCAGAAAAGGCCATGCAGGAGGCTATGGCCGTGATCAAATTGGCCGCTGAAAAAGGCTTATATTCTGATTTGGTAGTCTTGCGTGAGGTGGATGCCGAGGCTATTTTGCCCATCTTGAGCGTTTTGGGATACAAGACAGATGTGAAGGTAGCGGAATTGCCGGAAATGCGGCAAGTGTGGATTACTTGGGATTGATGTTAGAGAAAGGTGTGTTTTTAGATGCAAAATAAGATTTTTGCTGGCTGCGATAGTGCCGGTCTATTTGATTTGTATGAGCATACAGACAACAAGCACGATTTTTTACTTTCTGTCCGCCAGTTTAGGGACATGAAGACAAAAAATCTAAGGATCAAAAAAGCTCAAAAACATGCCGAGCACTTTTTAAAGATTGCTTTGAAAAAAGAACCCAAAAAAGGTGCGTTTTCAAGGGGTCAAATTGCAAAGGCTCTCATTGAGTCAGCTACTGAATCCGCTTGCAAAAACGGCTTACCCGCGAAAGATTACCGCGCTTTTATTACATCAAAATGCGGCAAGGACTTTTTGGAAATCGTTTGTACCAAATTGGGCTATCAAGAAGCTCTTGGATAAGGATTGTGATGAGACATTTTCACTTTGATAACCCCGACGATTATTGGGCTTTGTTCAATAATTCCAGCGATCGAAACAAGCTTGTGACGGATATTAGCCTTTTTGCCACGTCCGATTTTGGAAACCGCTCGTCCGAAATGATGGACTATCAGCAGGCCGCCATGCAATGGCTGAAAGATTTTGTTGAAAACGGTTGCACTGAGAAGCAGGACGTGTTTTAAGAGATTTGTTCGCCAGTGATAGAGACGACGATGGAAATGGAAGGGGCTACATAGCCCCTTTTATTATTCTGTCTTTTGATTTGCTGCCAATGCCTGCGCTAACACGTTTCCATTTCGGTTAATGATTTCAATACAGCGCTCGATTACTGCCACCGTTTCTTGCAAGCTTTCAGCCAACTCATTTGCGTCACCGTGTTTCAATGCTGCCTTCCATTTTGTGAAATTAACATTCATGGTTAATGCGCCTTCTTAATAGCTCGTTTTCGTCAAGCATGTTGACTACGACGGTTTTGTACATCACTTGTAATCCGTCTTCATAGCCATCGCGTTCGCCTTTTTTATAGGCAAAATGATAAACGCACAAATTTATACCTAGGCAAAACACTAGGACAAATTGATTTTGTGGCATTAAAAGCCATTCATGCCAACTCATTCTTTAAAGCCTAATTCTTCTAAAAATTCCGGCAAAGGGCTTAGGTGATCAGGTGTATATTCGGGTTTTGCTGACCATTTAGCAAAACCTCTGGCCCACGCTTGCAACACTTGAGTCTTTGTCACACAGATGACTTGCTGCTCAACTTCCCAATCATCGGCAATCAAAGCATCATACATTGTGTTTCTCAAAACCTCTTCCCCTTCATGAGGCTCTGCCCAATCTCCTTTGTTCCAACTTGCTCGCCTAAATCTTTTACCGCTCTTTATTGCCTCAATGACGTTCATCGTTTCCCACCCATACTGCTCATTTCAAGGGCTGCAAGCCTGTCAGTCGATTTTTTGACTGTCTCCGCTAGGGAATTGTGGGCTTCATTCACCGCTTTCGTGAGCTTTTTCATGTCTTCCACTAATTCTTGCAATTCTTTTCGGATCTTAGCGCGATTCGCAAAATCAATGGCAAATAATCCCGCCAATGCTCCGCAAGCCATCAGATTGATACCTAACAACACTTCCATCAAAATAACTCCATTCCGTTTTGTGGGAGATAAGAGACGATTTCATAATCGTAAAATCTCAAAGCTTTTAGCCTTTGGTTTGATTCTGCCAGAATTTCACGACTTGTCGCGGCATGTATCATTATCGCTTCTTGTCGCCAAGCACTAAATTTATATCTCAAGAATCTAAACGATACGAGTACAGGGACATAATTTGGTTCCCCATCACTGCTGAATATTGGCATTTTCGACACGTATACACTCCTCGACCTTCAACCGTCCGAAGGTGTCCGGGACTAAACCAAAACTTGTGGTCACAAGTCAACTGGCGCACCCATCGGACGATGAAGTTCATAAATGTTTGACTCCGTATAAGGCTATGAGAGCTGCATCGACTACACCTTCATGCAGTCTACCAGCACCGTTTGCTATTTGTGGAGCTACGTCGCTCCAAAGTCTCCTAAAAGCAGTACTAGAGCGGTATTTTGGAGCGTCACAACTATTTGTGCCCTTGTGCATTTGCATAGTCCAGTGACGAGGTGGCACTAGATGATAAGCAACACCATAAATTTCCATCGCTGCAATCAATTCACCGAAACCGCACCCATAAGTAAATGCCGAGACTATCCCTTGTTTCGGCATAGTTTGCGCTTTTTCCAAGAAAACGGCGCGGGGCTTCCACGTCTCAAGAAGCGTATACAATAACCTTCCGCTTGGGCTTAACGTCCAACTCAGCACTTGGCCATCGTGATCTAGCGCTACTATTGCTCCCGCTTTGCCTGGGTCGATTCCAAAATAGATACGGCTTGGTGGTTGGTTGCTCATTATACTCTCTAATGTAATCGTTTACTTGTTTAAATGGTAGTAGTAGCAGTGATGCAATTGTTTCCGCTGTCATGTCGTATTGGCGTAAAAATATGATGGCCTGTTTGTCTTCGTAGCGCATACATGGTCTCCCTTTTCCATCTATGGTATGATCTAATCTCCTGCCTGGCACCTGTTGTTGATTTCATTGCCCTTTTTGCTCCTTCGTTTCTAATGGCCCTAATTTGCCTTGTATTGCGTTCTTATTCCTGTCCTATGTCTGCCATTACCTAGCCTATTTGCGCTTATCATTGCGTCAATTTGCATATCATTTCGCCCGTACTTCTCTAGTCTGCACAAGTGACAGCACGTCGAGGACGTTCCTGGGTTCTTCCGGGAGGGCTTGGCGCTCATGAGAGGGGGGCAGGCCGAGGCTATCTCTGCGACGGTCGATGTCGGCGATATCGAGCAAAGCTTTTGCGCTCTCTCGCCATTGCGCCTTGAGCGTGGAAACGTTGTCGTAACTCGCAATCTCACAAACGACTCTCCACCCGCCCATATTCTCCACGACTTTCCAACCAGTCTCGCCGATAGCTGTTCGCACCAAGTCCTGTTTGCTCTTGAGTGAGCCAAAACGCTCGATGCCTCCCCAAATCTTGTCAGCGATCAAACGAGCCTCGGCGTCATGGTCGGGCTTGGGATCTATCGCGTCCAGGATTTCTTTGATCGCAGGGAAACGAGTAAACTTTTCGTGCAAAGTACCAAGCACCGCAAAAAGTTGATGCGCGGGATACTTCTCGAAGATGCGATACCACGCGCTGAGTTGGTGTGCGTCAAACTCTGGCGCTTGAAGCGGAAGAATTGCTTTTACTGCGTCGATGAACTTTTTGAACTCTTGTGGCGTCATGGTTTTTTTCCTCCAATCCAGTCAAGCATTTCTGCCCAATCGTTTGCGAGTTGCGGATTCTCTGCCCAATCACTTGCAGTCTGCGCGTCTTTGATCTGCGCTTTGCTTTTTGTTTGAGCAAAAATGTTTTCGACCTTTCGCATCCCGTTAGAGCCCTTTTTGAGAAGCCCCATGGGAGCACAGCACTTGGGAGCCCAAAAGGTGTCGTGCTTCACGTAAGCCAGAATGGTTTGCATATCGGCGAGAGTGTATCTGCACACGTTCGCGACTTTGCGAAGCTCGAGCGCAAATTGATCCGGCGTCCATTTGGGGTCGTTTGTCCGGTTCGGGAAATGGGTAACGGCGTACCTGAGCCATTGGGTACCCAAGTCGAGCTCCTCGTCAGAAAGGTTCATTACCTGGACGGCTTTGGATCGGGAGCGCTTTGCTTTGGCGGGAGGTGGAGGTGGTAAATTTTGCGACGTTCTCTTTTCTTGCGTTTCGTTCCGTTCCGTTCCGTTCCGTTCCGTTCCGTTAGACACGGATCCGATCGGATTCGTTACGGCTGTGCACGTATCCGTACCGGATTCGTAACCAATCCGTAACGCGTCCGTATCGTCGTCGTAACGGCAAGATAAAAATCCTCGTGATTCCAAGAACTTGACAGATTGGAAAATTTCGGGGAGTGAGCACCCAGAAAAGTGTTGCACGTAATCAGGTGCAATATCGAGTTTGCCTTCCTGATTTTGACGCGCCGCCTCTGCCAAAAGGAAGATGTACAACCAACGCGTAGCCGTAACGGATCCGTGTAGCATCCGATCGGATCCGATCGTGGCCGGTACGCGTATCCATGGTACTGACTTCAAATCGGAACGGGTCACATACCGTTTCCAATCTACAATTTGGATTCGCAACATAAGGATATGATCCTAATTTTAGACAATAGTGTATTAGGCTAAGTAGCTGACAAGATTACAAATTGGGGATTTGTGTTGATTTCTGGGCTTATGGCAGGATATGAAGCGCGAACGGTGAGCTAAACCGTTCAAGTTATCCCTGCCTTTTTCTCCTTTCTTTCTTGTTAATGCGAGTATCCATTAAAAGTTGTGTGTGATTGGTGCCCAGACTTTAAAGGCAAGTCTGGGCTCCGACAACCCTTTTTTGGAAATAATTATCAACTTGCGCTTGCCGAAGATTGTGAGCAACATAGGCAGACCTTCACTTTGCCAAGTAGCTCAGTCGGTAGAGCGTCGCGCTGTTAACGCGAATGTCGCAGGTTCGAGCCCTGCCTTGGCAGCCATCCCCTTTTGCTCAAAACTATGGCACCATAAACTAAACATTTTTGAGTTTGTGGAGGTGCTTATGGTCCGGCGAATAGTGCTAGGTCTGGCGTTATTCCTACAAAGTACCGTGCTTTTAGCGGATTGCTACAAAACCGACATTGGGACATGTGGCGTGGAAAAGTCCATGCTCGAGGCCACCAATGCCTTTCGCGCTCAATACGGGCTTCCCGCTCTACAGTACAAAAAAGAGCTAAATTGGGCCGCTCGGAAATGGTCGGAAAGCATGGCTGCCACGGGTAGGCTGTCCCATGACGGCTTCCCTACCCTGCGCAATCAAACGATTATCCTCGAATTTCCCGCCAGTAATCAAAAAGTACACGGCGAAAATGTGGCCTATTTCCAAGGCTACAAACCGCCAGATTTTGGCCGATTTTTTGTGGATATGTGGATTAAAAGCGGACCCCATCGCCAGAACATGCTGCGAAATTTTCGCTTTATCGGTGTGGGATATGGGCGTAATAATGGGCAGCATTACGCGACACAACTTTTTGCTTGGTAAAATAGACTTATTTCGGTTGCGCCGAATCGCTGTGGTTAAATTGTGGGTAAGTCTATTTGTCCTCAACGGGACCATTCTCAGATTTTAGCACAAAAATAGAAAAACCCCGCATAAGCGGGGAAAACGGCGTCCGTTTTTTTTTGTCACAACAAAGGAGGAAAACCTATGTTTTCTAGTAAAAGCAAAAGCAAGTTAATGAGTTGTCATCCTCAATTACAGCGCCTTTTCGATGAAGTTGTCAAGACTCATGATTGCACCATTTTGGAAGGACACAGGGACAAAAAGAGGCAGGATGATGCGTACAATGCGGGACTGAGTAAGCTAAAATTTCCTCACTCTAAACACAACCGCTACCCTTCCATGGCTGTTGACGTTATCCCCTACCCAATCGATTTTGCCGACGTTCCCAGAATCTATGAATTCGGTATTTTTGTGTGCGAAACAGCGAAACGCCTTGGTATCAAGATTCGTTGGGGGGGAGATTGGGATATGGACGGCGATTTTAAGGACCAAAAATTTAATGATCTAGTCCACTTTGAAATCGTTTGACTATTCAAACCCACCGATGTACCAAGGGAATATGTTTCGTAAAACTATTGAGGAGATATAAGTATGAGGCCACGGCTAGCTCAAGAAAGTACTTGTGTACGTGTTGGATTTTCTTGTGCGCCAGCTACAAAAATCCGCATTGAACAACTAGCAGTCGAGCAAGGAAAGTCATTTTCCCAACTTATTAGAGATTTGATCGAAGAGGTTATTGTTAAGTATGAGCACCCTAAGCGAGTTGAGCGGGGCCTTGATTGAGGCCGATGAGATTATGGAACCAGATGAGTTTGATCCGGCTTTATTAGTCGGTGAGCTCAAGGACAAAGTTGACTCAGTAAAATGGAAAATAGATCAATGGGAGGCAGAGGCCAAAGCCCTGCAAGAGAATTGGATCGAGCCGCTTGTTGCACGTCAAAAAGCGCTAAAAACCAAGGCCGAGAAGCTTCGGGAATACTGCGCCTTTGTGCTCAAGCGGGATGAACTAGAGATTTTACCGGGGAACGCCTTTGCGCTCAAGCTTCGGAAAAGCGAGAGCGTCGAGGTAGACCTAGAGCCTACTGCCCAAGACGCCCTTCGCTATGATTTTGTGCGAACCAAGATCAAATACGAATGGGATAAGAAAGCACTTGCCGCTAAGCTCAAGGCAAAAGAGGAATTGCCTTTTTGCCGCATCAAAACTAATTTTTCCGCTCAATTTCAAGTTAAGAAAGACTAATTTTCCATGCAAAAACCATCGTCTCAACAACAGCTATCACCTGTCACTAAATTGTCGCATCTAATGCAGCAATACAAAGGCCAGATTGAGGCCGCTTTACCGCAACACATGACGCCCGATAGGCTTATGCGGATCTGCCTCACGGAATTCCGCAAGAACACGCGCCTACAACAGTGCGACCACCTAAGCTTTCTTGGTGCTGTCGTAACCGCTGCCAGTCTCGGCCTAGAGCCAGGATCGGCCCTAGGGCAATGCTACCTCGTGCCTTACAAGAATGAGGTAGAGTTCCAGATTGGCTACCGTGGAATGATTGATATCGCCCGACGGTCTGGGAATATCGTCTCCATCTCCGCTCGTGCTGTGTATGAAGGCGATCATTTCAAGGTCATTTACGGCACAGAGGACGCCATCGAGCACGAGCCAAAATTCAAATCCAGCGAGCTAACGCACGTTTACGCCGTGGCAAAACTAGCTGGCGGGGGAGTACAATTCGATGTCATGTCCGTCGCTGAAGTTGATTCGATTAGAACGCGCTATTCTAAAGCTTCCCAAGGCAAAGCATGGACAGATTCCTACGATGAAATGGCCAAAAAAACCGTTCTTAGACGTCTTTTCAAAATGCTTCCGGCTTCTGTCGAGCTTGCGAAGGCCCTCACAAGTGAAGAGGTAAAGGCCCACGAAATCATCGACGCTGATTATAGCGTTCCAGATTTTCAACCGGACGTCGACAAGTACAAAAATGCTCTGGCAGAGGATGGCCAGGAGCAATCTGGATCGTCCCAGGATTTGACAGCATACCGGAATGAATTTGTCAAACGACTGTCATCGGCGAAAAAAGCCCCGGAATCTTGAGGCGCGGACCCTATGGCATAGGCTAAAACCGCTACCAGTGCTCAATTAGCTACTGCGCTTTCGCTTATGGCCTGATTTTTTCTTGTGCTCAGTGCATGGTGGAGGCTTCTCCTCGGGGGGAGCCTCCTTTTTTGTGTGCTCTTTGATGACTGTGACCAAAGCCGCTACGATGGCGCTTGCGATAGCTTCTACTAATGGTGCAAACCACATTATGCAATCACCGCTTTAGCGAGCTTAAGGCTCGCGCCAAGAGCTTGATTTAGGACAATATTACTCAAAGCAGGGCTTTCGCTGATCTCTTTGAGTTCTGCTACAATCTTATCAGCACCCAAAATTGCTGTACGCAAAGCACCCAATACCGGCAAAATTTTTGGAGCATCTTTCCAGTCTAATTTGCCGTCTTCTTTTACCTCTAGGA